CTTAGGACTTTGCGAGCCAAGAAAAAATTAAAAGATAAAGAAGCTAGTGCTCGAAAAAAAAATGCAGACGCAATAGACAGAGAGAATAAAAAACTTGCTAGACAGGCAAAAATAAACGAGCGAAATGAAAAGCGGCAGCGCGAAAGGACCGTTAATAATTTTGGTGCGGGAATAGGCTTTCCACTGTTGATGGGAGGCGGCCCAGGAACAGTAATCGGTGGAGCGCTAGGAGCCTTCGGAGGGTTTGGCGGCAGCATTATAGGTAGCGCTCTTGGCCAGCAACTCGACAAGCTCGGATCGGCTGCACTTAGGACTGGAGAGATTTTTAATAAACTTACTAGAAACGTAGAGCAACTTATTCCCAAGCTTGGAACAGGGTTGCAGCCTGGCTTTCAAGGAACAGCACAGTTCCTTATTGGTCAAGGGCGAGGATCTGAGGTTGCTACGGTTGCTCGCGATGCGTTTGAACAAACATATGGACGTGGAGCGGCACAAAGGTTTGAAGAGTTAAGCCGGACTAATAGGGAATTCAAGCAAGTAATGGAAGAGCTTGGAGTTGAGCTTCAAGATTTCATGTCAGGCCCTCTCAAGGGTTTGCTGGAAATAATTAAAAGAGTTACTGGAGCAGGAGTAAGCACTCCTTTGGAGGCAAGCCGTGAAAGATTTATGCAACAAAGGTCTGACTTGATTCCACAGATTGCGGTACTTGAGGGCAAAGAACAGCTTAGCTTTAGCGAAAAACAGGAGCTATCTGATCTAAAAACCAAAGAGGCTCAGTTATTGGCAATAATTGCCAAATACACCAGGGAAATAAATGGAGAAGACACAAAGCGGCTGACCTTGCAGAAAATTCTTAGCGACGTATTGAGGCAACAAGCAGATATTCAGGAAAAAGAAACAGAGTTAGTAAGAATTCAACTTACAGCGCGTCGTGATTCTCTTGCTGAAGCCCAAGGTCAGTTAGCTGTTGATAAGGCTATTAATAATTTAAGCAATACTCAAAAGCAATTAAAGGAAGAAGAAAATCGAACAGAAAAAGACACTCTCTTAATTCTGCAGCTGCAGAATCAGGAAAAGGAGCAGCAAGGTGCTTTAGACAGAGCGCGACTGCAGCTGGCTAACAGTGTTTTGCAGGCTGAGCGGCAAATCCAGCGAGAGCAAATGTCAGGAGCAGTTGGCCAAATAGGAATGCAACAAAAGAAAAAAGACATGGAGTTTCAATTTAGCCAGATACAACAGGGAAGGTTTAATTTATTTGATGAAGAAATGCAGGGCCTAAAAGACAGGCTTGCTGTTAATTTAATGACGCTTGACCTTGAAAACAAAAGAGCATTAATTGGCGTAACAGAAGAGGAAAGGATTTCCTCCATTAATCGAAGTTTTGAGATTAGAGAACGTTTAGCGGTTAGACAGTTTGCTATAGATGCAAGCAGGTTAGAGCAGGCTGAAGCTGCATATCAGCTGTCTCGACTTCAATTTGAACAGGAGCTGAAATTGCAGAATCTTCGAGCGGCAACATCCGCGCAGCAGCAAATTAGACAAACAAGCCCATTTGCTCGCGAGACAGAGTTGATGGATCCATATTTTGGAGGCAGTCGTCAGCTTGAAATAGATCAACAAGTTGCCTTTACAGAGCAACTAGGCCTAATGGAAACCCAGCTTGAGGATGTAATTAAACAGCAGGAAATTTTTGCTTTATCGCCTGCTGTCCGTAAAGGCCTGCAGGATAAAGAAACAAGCATTAGGAATCAAATCGCTAGTTTCAAAGAATATCAGCCAGCCATAGACGAAGCCGCGTTGGCGCAAATGCGTTTTAACGAGGCAATGGCAATTACCGTTCCAGTAACGGACGCATTATTTGACAATTTAGTTGCAGTTGTTGAGGGCACAAAAACTGCTAAGGAAGCATTTGCTGATTTCTTACGGAGTATTGCATCTATATTGATGGATGCTGCGAAGCAAATGATTGCAACTTATATCGCGATTGGCATTGCCCGTGCGTTTGCTGGAATGGGTAGCGATCCTGCAGGCAGCCAGGGAAATCCATTTGGCTCAGATGTTGTTGTGCCTGGTGCTGGCGGTTCTGCTGTTGGTGGTGGCCGGATTCCTCTTAACGCTTATGCCGAAGGCGGCTATGTATCCAGTCCTACTCGCGCACTGGTTGGCGAAGGTGGTGAACCTGAATACATTATCCCAGAAAGCAAGATGCGTGAAAGCATGTCGCGGTACTCACGCGGTGCTAGAGGTGGATCAGTTATTCCTGAGAGTGGTGGTGGCGGTAACGTAATGGATAATGGCGGTGGCACTGCTGTTGCCGCACCAATCGACGTCCGCTATACAGTGGAACGGATCAATAGCGTTGATTATGTGACCGCTGATCAATTCCAAGACGGCATGAGGCAAGCTGCCAACCAAGGTGCTAAACAAGGTGAACAGCAAACACTGAAGCGGTTGCAGATGAGCAGCAGCACTCGTAAGAGGATCGGGATGTGAGCCAGTACGCTTTCGGTCATGCGATCAGAATCAAGCGAAGGGGTCAAGCAAACTTTCGCTTTCAGAATTTTTTTATCGGCAAACAGATTACGCATAGCGAAAACACATATAACTTTGTGCCTTTTGGCTTTTCAGGTGTTACTGTCAATCGCACTGGCGATGGCCTAGAAGCTACTTTGGTCTTTCCCAATAATGACTTGACGCGTAGCTGGGCAGTAACAGCGATTGAAACGCGTCATCTGATTGAAGTGGACGTGCTGATCATTGAAGATTCAGACCCTGAGACCGGACCAAACGCAGCACACAATATTGTGCATACTTACATTGGACAGGTTACAGGCGGCCAGTGGGATAACGTATCTTTGAATTTAGAACTCAGTTCAGTGCTGGACGCTGTTGGAACGGATATTCCAAGAAGAGCACTGACACGCAAGATTGTCGGCAATCTACCAATCAGCAGCAATGTCAGATTGCAGTGATCTAATTGGGATGCCGTATCGGTTTGGTGCCGATGGCAGTGATGGCTATATCGACTGTATCCACCTGTGCTACGAGGTACTGGAGCGGCTGAACATCGACGCGCCACCGTTTAAGCAGTCCTGGTATGAGGCGAGCAAGTGGGCAATCTGCCGTGACTTGATGCGTTGGGGTGACCGCGTAAAAAAGTCAGAGTATGATGGGGACATTCTGCTACTTCCGCAGCAGTCCTGGGCATTTGCAGTCACATGGCAAACGGGAATCTTGTACGTCAATCGAATGTCGGAAAAGATTCAGTGGTCTTCGGCCCGACTGTTTACGACGTACCACTGCTTCCGTACGAAAAGCAGCTTATACAAACGATTGGGATAACAGAGGAAGAGTATCGGAAGTTTGCTGCTGAGGTACGGCGTCGTGGACGCTTGAGGCCAGCGGAATATGAGCATATTCCTAATGTTCAGGCGACTGGTGTAGCTGAAACAGTTTTAATTAACCTTGCCATCAGCCTTGTGCTGACGGGTGTTAGTTACCTGCTGACACCTAAGCCTAAGATGCCTAGCGCGGCACGAAAAGGCGGCGTTGTTGATATTGAAGGTTTTACTGGGCCAACACGGTTCACGCCATCAAGAGGCTTTGAAACGCTGGCAGATATTGCTGATTATGCCTCACCAATACCGATTGTATTTGGGCTGTACGACAGTTCTGACAAGGTTGGCGGGATGCTTGTTACACCGAAAATGGTGTGGTCTCGTATGTTTAGCCATGGGGTGCATCAACAAGCGAAGATGTTGTTTGTGGTTGGGGAACAGGGCTTAATAAATGAAGACGGACCCAGCGGAATTGTGGAGCCAGATTTAGAAGGTATTTTTCTTGGTAATAACGCTTTAGATCAAATTTTTGAAAATCAGTTTGCCTTTTATTTTAGACGAAACACTGATAGGCATAAACGCATTATTGGTAGCGATTTCCAGTATGGAACAAAGGGTAAAATTAGCACAGGCGATCCTGATGGCCCTAGGGGTAACGAAGAGGTATTCCTGTGTCCAACAAGAGCAGCTGATGCTGATGTGGCTTTTTGCCACGCGTTTTCGCCAGCAAACGCAACAGAATTTGGCCTTTATGAGCCAATAGCTAACGGCACATCATATCGCCTTAATTATCAAGCGATGACAGTATTCAAGCATAAAGAAGGCGAGAAAAATAAATTTGCTAATAAAGATACGATTAAAACTCAAATAGCAGAAAGGGTCAAGGTAATAGGCGATCAAAACCACGCCAGGGACAATTTACCTGATAAAACAAAATATAGATCCGCCGAATTTTTAAAAGAAGTAATGGACGACAAGGAGAAGTTTGCAGAAGGCAAAGGCCGAAATTATAGCCCGAGAATGGGTATTTTTAAGGTCACAAGAAATCCTGGTGCGGCAGATGAAGAAGAAATTAAAACAGATAGTAACCAGCTGAAAAAACGTGTAAAAGTAGCCAAAGGCGATACGGCAACATTTCTTATTTCACACACGACGATTCCAGAAAAATTATATCAAAATGGAGGCAGAGGTCCAAGCACTCAAGACATTAACGATTCTGTCCGGGCCATGCAATTTGCGGCAGATAAAGCCATGCAACTCGGAGAAGTATTTAGTATTGGTGGAACGGTATGGACAGTAACGAAACGAAAATTTGCCCGCTACGATCCCGACACAATAAATGTTGATGAGACCCCAAATGTTGACGACAGAGATCAACTGATTACGTTGGAATGTATTGATACAAGCAAATGTTTTGGTCCACCAGAAATTGGAATTGTAAACGAAAAGCTGGTGATTAAACCTGGTGACAGCAGGAGACATTATATTGACGACATTTTAAATGTTGGAGAAGAATTTTTTCCGATTACAAAATACTCTGTTGCTAGTGTCAGAAATAATCGACCAGCTGCCATTACTGAGATTGGCATAAAAAGCACAGTATTCCAGAACTTAAAAGGTATTTGCGCTTTTAGTGGCACCCCTGGTCCTACAGAACTTAAAGAGCTAGGCAATGATGGTCAGCGAATCAACAATGGCGTGTTTACGGGATCAATCCTTAGGTCTTCTGTCTTCAGGCTTTACCTAAGGAAAGCTGGGCAAGACGAAGACAAAAAAGGTTTTGATTTTGCGCCGTTTCCAACTTTGTTTGTGATTAGAGGTAGCAAGCCCGTTGCACAATACAATTCATTGCGTATAAGGCTGCCAGGCAACACAGACCAGCAAGAGCTGGAGTTTAATTTTGTGCCTGTATCAGCCGCTGAGTTTCGTTTTCTCGATGATACTGCAACGATATTTAGCGAAATATCAAATAACTTTGATGATAATGATGCTGCAGTTAAGCGTATTGACCAAGCGAACGTCCCTGACCTAGGACAAGTCACTGTTGAATATAAAGGCAAAACAATTCCTAGATCAGCGATTGTAACTAACAGCGAATTTTACAGGGGAGAAAAAGAATTACTTTCTTATGTAGAAGCAAAAAAACCAAGCGACATTGGAGTAGAAGAAAGGTTGCCGGATCTAGAGTATGGAACGCGAGTGCAAACGATTGAACGTGTTAGAAACATTGGTAATTTAGAAACTAATTTTGGCAAAAACGGAGCGTTCTCGCACGCGATAGCAGGTGAGGCCGATGAAAATGATCCCAGGTATTTTAAAACCACGACACGTGAGTTTTTTGACAACAACAGATGGATTGTTATTAATTGGACTTTTGAAAAAATTAAATTAAGCAAAGACCATTATGCACGCAGTCAGAATAATGCTAAATATGCTTGGGTGCCACGCACGGCAGACGTGGCTGGTAGTTCGCGTGGTTTTGCTGTAGGGGATGTGGTGACGATTAAGCGTGGACTGGGTGGAACAAATGTTTACGGAGGCGATCCCAGTGAATATCCAGATGACAATCCATTTAAGAATAACAACCCAAGCGGAACACTGACTTTCTCAGGTCGTGACGTAAGAATTACAGAGGCTAGCGAAAACATTGGTCTTGGTGGGCGAACACAAGGTTATCTTTACGAGCTTTTTGGCAGCGCCGAAAATCTTGCTGAAGACACTTTGTCGGCTAAGCAATCACGAACGTTTACAAAAGTGGTGGGCGAGGTAGAAAAGTCAATTAGGGTAAACTTTCAATCTCAAGTCAGATCTCTTGCAAATAGTTTTTCTGGTCAAGCCAAAGGATGGACTTTCCCGCCTTCAATAGAAGTTGTTCAAGATTCATCAGACACCAGCGACAACTGGAAGATAGGAGACACGTTTACACATGAGGTTACGCCAGGAAATCCAGCGAATAATCCTTTTCATAATAAATATGGTAAAGTCGGCATTGTGTATAGAATTGAAAAACTTGACGAAATAGTCGTGCCAGGCAAGCTGCAAAAAGGAGTGTTTTTCTCTACCAATTCACAAGTCGCAGACATTAGCGTTTATAGAGAATTTGTCGAAAAATCAAACAGCAGCGCCCCAGAACATGAAATTGTGTATGTAAATGAAATCCTAGAAAATGAGCTGGAAGAAGATAGAGACCCTAATTTTTCTAATCTGACTCAAGCTGGCTTATCGTTAAAAGCATCAAGAAATTTTACGCAGCTGGATCAGTTGCGACTTTGGATTGCCAAGGGTACACAAGTCAAGCGATTACATCCAGAACTTGAAAAGTGTTATGGTGATTCAAAAGAAATCGGTCCTAGCAATTTGTTTACCGATCTAGTTTATTATTTACTGACAGACCAAGTTGCTGGGGCGGGTGGATTGCTTGGCATGAAAACTAATGATGCCCCGCTGGTTGACTTAGATCAAATGATTGAAACCACGCGGTTTATCAAAAAGGAAAAACTGTATTTTAATGGTCCAATAACGGACAGAACAAATTTAAGGCAATTTATCACGGATCTAGCGCCAAACTTTTTGTGTAATTTTATTGTGTCTGACGGCAAGTTTGCATTGAAGCCTGCTATCCCTTACAACCCTAAAAGCGGTGCAATTAACCTTGGGCCAGTGCAGGTTGAGCAGCTATTTACATCAGGCAACATTTTAGAGGATACCTTCAAGGTTGAGTATTTAAGATCTGAGGAACGCCGTCAGTTCAAAGCTGTTGTTCGATACAGACATGAACAGCCTAACAAGCTGCCTGAAGAGCGTTCAGTTGAGGTTGTTCTTAAAGGAGAAATCTCAGGCGACAGAACTGTTGATTTATTGCCTCAAGAGCAATTTGATTTGACGCAATTTTGCACATCCGAGGATCATGCTGTGAAGGTTGCTAAATACTTTATTGCTTTGAGAAAACTTGTTACTCACACAATTAGCTTCTCAACAACACTTGAAGGCTTGAGTATTGCTGCAGGGTCTTATATCAAAGTTGTGACAGAAGCCAGCCCGTATAGCCCAGCTAACAATGGAACGATTAGCAGCTCTGGAGTTGTTACTAGCGTAGAAGATTTAGCGGATGGGCAATATCAGGTTTCATATTTCCAGGCTGGATCTGAGGATGTTGAGGATGGGACGATGACCGTCAGTAATGGACGCGTGCAAGAGTCAAAATTCCATGATTCTGTATTTAGCCTTAAAAACGACACCGTTTCTAGAAACGTCTATGTTGTTGAGCAACTGACCTTCTCAGAACAGGGCACAGTTGATATTGTGGCATCAGAGCATCCCTGCGATAATGAAGACAGGAGCGAGCTAGCATCTTTGGTGACGTCTGATAGTTTCCGAATCTTCTAATGCCTTTTCCCGATCTTGTTCCTACTGCACGAACGTTTGAATCTGGAGACTATCCAGTCAAGACGTTTAAGGCGCAGAATGGTGCTGAGACGCGGATTCTGTACGGCAGCAATCGCACGAATATGAAGCTGTCGCTGACATATGCAAATATCTTTGACGCTGACGCAGAGCAATTTCTGGATCATTATGACGAAGTCCAAGGCACCTTTCAGACTTTTGACATTGGCGACAGAGGTTTTGCGCGTGGTGGCTGGGAAGGTACTCCAAGCGCCTTAGGGCCAAAAGCTTCAGGCAACAAATACAGATACGAGAATCCGCCACAGGTTGTGCAGGTGCGTCCTGGAGTCAGCAGTGTTACAGTGAACCTGATTGGTGCGCTCTGATGTCTTACTACACCGGAAGACATGGAAGCCTATTGCTTGATGGCAATACGATTGCTCAAGTACAGAACTGGTCAGTCAGCTCATCTGTATCTTTGTTGAGCATCAAGACGCTTGCAGAAACTGATGATCGCTTTATTGCCGATGGTCGCACAACCACTGGCAGTTGTCGTGTACTTTATTATCAAGAAACGCCAGGCGTAAAAGGCAGCAACAATGCTAGTACATTTATCAATAAAGTAATTAAGGCAAGAGAAGTAGGAGGAGATTTTTACCAAGGCGCTACGCTTGCACAAGGCCCTGATGGCACGAATCGATCTAGTTTAAGGTTAAAAATTGATGATGGAACGGATGACGGACGTTACATTGAAATGCGTGTAATTATAACGAACATTACAATGACAATGGCAGTTGGCGAGGTTTTGGCTGCTGATATTACGTTCCAGTCTCATGGAGCACCACAGTTCGTGAACATCTAATGAGCGTTTATCTTGGCACGTTTGGGAAAGTCGAGCTGAAGCGTAAGTTTGAGGCTAGGCTTGTTGGCAAGATATTCGCTGCCGAAGTAAACACAGACGAAAAACGATTCAGCTTTGATTTTGACCAAGGCCAGTTGATAACAGGAGACAGGATAACAATTAAATCGCGTGATGGCAGCGCGTTGGATTTTATAAGTGGTTATACGGATTCAAGTGTCACCAAGTACATAAATGTTGACGATGCCGGTGGTATAAGACTTTATGGCAGCTTTGCAAATGCAGTAAATGGCGGCATAGCAAATGCTACGGCGTTAAGTACAGGCAGCAATCTCAATGTTCAAGTGACTATTGAAAATAAACGCCGCCTGTTGGCGCAGGTCAGCAGTTATGAAATTAACACTGAGCGCGAAAGCGTAGATACAACTGTGTTGTCAGATAACTTCCGGCAACGAATCAGCTCTTTGATCTCTGGGTCGGGTCGTTTCAGTGCGTTTTGGGAATACGCTGGAGATGACAGCAGTGAGCTTCCGAATTATTTATTGCAACTGATTCTACGCACAAAAGTTGGCAGCAATTTTGTTGCACGTTTGTATATTAAAGACAGTAACTATAATCCAAGTGGTGTTGCTATAAGAAACAACGACCAGCTTTATTACAAGGTTAAAGGTATAATTACTGCTGCTGCTGTGCAGTTTTCCCCTGGCGACATAGTTCAGATTACAGCAGATTTTATTACTACAGGTCCGGTTGAGCTAAAAGTTGACCTTGAAGTGCCGTCTGCTTTGACGCAAGAAGATGGCAGCAAACTTCTTGAAAATAATAGCAATCAGGAGCTTGGCTCAGACGGTTCTGGCACAAGCTAGTAACCGCTTGCTAAGCTAGGCTAAGACAATCCTAGCGCAACATAGCTTAGGAGCTTCAAATCATGGCTGACCTGAAAATAAGTGAGCTAGAAGCTCTTGCTGGGGCAGACCTTGCCAGCAACGACCTGCTGGCTACTGTTGACACCAGTGCTAGCGAAACAAAGAAACTAACGATCGGCGATTTGATCGCTAACGGCGTCACACTAATCAGTGACGATACGATTCCTGGTGCAAAGATTCTATTTGCTGCTGGTGACATTGCTACAGCAGATATTTCTGATTTGGCGGTTACTGCGGCGAAAATTGCTGACAACGGTGTTACAGCCGCAAAACTTGCAGACGAATCAACAGTTGACCTAGTCACAACGCTGCCAGCCTCTGGAGCGTTTACGGGACAGCTTGCTTTAGATACTGACGACAATAAGCTGTACGTTTGGAACGGAAGTGCATGGGCCAGCCTGCTAGCCGCTGGTTCAATCAATACCATCACTGGTAGTACGGTTGGTGTTGTTGACATTGTTGCTACTACCACTGGCGACAGCGTTGCGATTTCTGCAAGTGTCAACGACTCTTCTGCCGCTAATCAATTTCTTGCTGGGCCTACAAGTGCCGGTGGTGCGCTTGCATATCGAACGATTGATGGAAGCGATCTGCCGGTCGCCACGACAAGTGCAAAAGGTGGTGTGGTTGTTAATGCGGAAGGCCTCCGCATGGATTCAAACACGATTGAAATTGACAATGACGTAACTGCTAGTTCAACGCATCATGTCGTTACGTATAATGCAAAGGGTCTTGTTACTGGCGGCCGCGTACTAGCTGCAGCAGATCTACCGGCTGCGACTGCCGCTGCAAAAGGTGCAATTATTCCCGGAACTGGATTATCAGTTGATGCGGCTGGGAATCTTGACCACAGCAACACAGCAACAACAGGTACGTTTACGAAGGTTACGATCGATGCACAGGGGCACGTCACAACTGGTACGACATTAGTTGCAGATGATATCCCAGACATATCAGCATCAAAGATTACAACGGGAACTATTTCTGCCGCATTGCTTGCCACTAGCGCGGTAACGGCAACGAAACTAGCCAACGAATCGGTTACTAAATTTGGCGGTGCAGACGCTACAGATAACGTCGTTACATTCCCCGACGGTGATTTTAAAGGTCAGTTCTTTTACGACGAGAAGAATGAAGATTTGTACGTCTATTCGGGGTCATCTTTTATCCCGATCACAGTTATCAGCGGCAACCTAATTAACGCTGGAACATACAATGCAAGCACGAATCTAATTTCATCGGTCACGACTGCTGGCTCTGCTGCTGGTTTTACGGCAGGCAGTGCGCTTCCGACGCCTGCGACAGTCAACCTGAATTACTACGTTGTTGTTGATACGAGTGGTACGGGATCTGGTGCTGCACCTGCAGTGTCACTAGCACCACCTGACATGTTGATCTCGCTTGGTGCGGGGTCCACGTTCCAGTTGGTCGATGTGAGTAATGCCATTGCTGGTCAGACGGCGGCCAACATTTCGGTGGTTCCTGCTGGTGATATTTCGTCAACTGATGTGCAAGGTGCACTGCAGGAGATCGATTCCGAGAAACTGGCGTTAGCTGGTGGGACGCTGACTGGTAATTTGAATTTAGGTGATGGCGTTGTCATTGTCTATGAAGGTGCAACTGGTGATGACTATGAAACCACAATTACTGTTACCGACCCAACCAGTGATCACACAATTACTTTCCCGGATGTAACAGGCAATGTTGTCACGACTGGTGACACGGGAACTGTTACGAGCACGATGATTCTGGATGGCACGATTGCCAACGCAGACATCAGCGCAAGTGCTGAGATCGCGGTTAGCAAGCTAGCGAACGGCACTGCCCGTCAACTGCTGCAAACTGCTTCTAACGGCAGTGACGTTGAGTTCACCAGCGATATCGATATTCCTGGAACGCTGGATGTCACTGGTGCGGTGACGCTTGATTCTACGCTGCAGGTTGTTGGGAATATCAGCACTGACGCCAGCTTGGTGTTTGAAGGTGCAACTGCTGATGATTTTGAGCTAACGCTAAGTGCTGCTGATCCCGCGGCTGACGTTACTGTCACGATTCCTGCAAGCACCACAACTCTTGCTGGTCTTGCTGTTGCTCAGAGCTTTACAAAAGCACAGCGTGGCAGCGTAGTTGCACTGACGGATGCAGCAACGATTGCTGTTGACTTGAGCCTAGGCAACAATTTCAGCGTGACACTGGCAGGCAACAGGACATTAGGCGCTCCAACGAATGTGACCGCTGGTCAGTCTGGTGTAATCGTGGTCTCGCAAGATACGACCGGGAGCAGAACGCTCGCGTTTAATTCGATATTCAAATTCGCTGGGGGCAGTGCGCCTGTTCTAACAACTACGGCTAGTGCTGTTGACGTTCTTGCCTACTATGTGGAGAGTGCGACCCGTATTACGGTCACTTCACTGCTGAACGTCTCATGAGTATTCCTGGAAGTGCAAGCCCGCTGTTTTTGACATCAGCGGCTGCCGAGGCTGCTAGCTATCAGATTGAACGTAGCTTGCGGTTTAACAGTGCTGACAGTGCATATCTTAATCGCACCCCTTCGTCTGCAGGTAACTCTAAAACTTTTACATGGTCAGGTTGGGTTAAGCAGGTAGTTACTTCTGGAACAGCTCAAACTCATATCTTGGCGGCAGGGTCTAGCCCTTATTTTCAGTTTTATTTTGCTGGGCCAACCCTTTATGTTGAAACAAATTTAGGCTACATACAACCTTCACGGGTGTTTAGAGATCCATCAGCTTGGTATCACTTTGTTGTTGCAGTTGACACTACGCAGGCGACGGCGACAAACCGAATCAGGTTTTACGTCAACGGAGAAGAGGTTACTGATTTCACAACTGACCAGCGCAGCTCAATTACGCAGAATACTGATTTATCAATAAATTCTGCGGTTGAGCACAGGATAGGCGCTCAAACAGCAGCAACTGCTTATTCAAATATGTATCTAGCTGAGGTGCATTTTGTAGATGGTCAGCAGCTTGCTCCGACTGACTTCGGTGAATACGACGAAAACAATCTTTGGCAACCAAAGGAATACTCTGGAACGTATAACACCAATGGGTTCAAATTAGATTTTTCTGATAACACAAGTACAACAACTATTGCAGAAGATAGCAGCGGAAATAACAACGACTGGACCGCTAACAACTTGACAGCTAACTCTAGTGCTCTGCAAAGTCAGACCTGGAGTAACAACTTCACCACGACGGGGAACAGTGGGAATTGGCACGCCAGCTTTCCTGTAACAAATGCTTTTAATGGCAATGATTCAAACTATGCACATGGCAACGCTGACGGGTCAGTCGCTGCTGCAGTAACGCTAAGCATTAGCCCAGCTATTCCTTGTAATTCAACCGTAACTTTTTTAGGTGGGGTTACGTCAAATGGCAGTGGGAGTATTGCGATTAACGGTGGAACGGCAACCGCTTTTACAACAGTCGGCGTCAATCCAACAGCTTCCAATACCGCAAGTGCTTCTTTTAGCGGCGACATTACATCTATTGTTGTCACTAAAACTTCAACAGGTGGCCAGGGTTTGCTTGTTTATGGATTTGAGATTGATGGTGTGCGGCTTGTTGATTCTGGCGTTGCATATACCGCTGCAGCGGACACCGACAGCCTGATCGACACGCCGACGAACTACGAAGCATCGTCAGGCAACAATGGCGGTAATTATTGCACTTTGAATGCTGCAGAAGCAGGCGGTTATGCGACCTTATCTAACGGCAATTTAGATCAATCTGGCGGATCAACAGATTACAGTGGCAAGCGTGGCACGTTTTCGATGCCTTCTGGCAAGTGGTATTGGGAAGTGACAATTACTGGTACGAATGGTTTTGCGCCTGGCCCTGGGATACAAGCGACCGACGTACCAAACTATGAGAACCCTGTAAGCACTCGCCGCACCTATTACAACTCAGGGCAAAAGTTTAATGGCAGCTTGATTTCTTACGGAGCTAGTTTTACAACAGGCGACATTATTGGAGTTGCGTTTGATGCTGATGCCGGAAGTCTGACGTTTTATAAAAACGGAAGTTCGCAAGGCGTAGCTTTTTCGTCCCTTAGTGATGGCCCATACTCTCCCCTGACAGCTGATTTTAACGGTTCAAGCACTTCTCATAACTTCGGCCAACGCCCATTTGCGTACACGCCACCGACAGGTCATTTAAGTCTCTGCACAACGAACCTCCCTGACCCAACGATTGCCGATGGTTCGACGGCGATGGATGTGGTTACTTATTCCGGTGATGGAACGAATGGTCGTGACATTACAGGTATCAATCACAGCCCTGACCTAGTTTGGATTAAAGCAAGAAATCAGACCGACAATCACATCTTGGCAGACACTGTGCGTGGCCCTGATACGATTCTTTTTAGTCAACTAACTCTAGCAGAGCGTAATGATTCGACAGTAGCTAATTCAGTTACTGCTTTTAATTCAGACGGATTTACCATTGGCGACAATGCAAATGCCGCTCAAACCAACCAAAGCGGTTTTACATATGTTGGCTGGACCTGGGACGGTGGATCGTCAACGGTCAGCAACACAGATGGCAGCATTACGTCTAATGTCCGCGCCAATGCGTCTGCTGGGTTCTCAATTGTTAGCTACACCGGAAATGGAACAGCAGGTGCGACGATAGGCCATGGTTTGAATGCTGTACCTGGCCTTTTAATTGTAAAAAACAGAAGCACTTCGGTGACTAGCCCTGCTTGGGGCGTCAAACATAGTGGTTTATATTTTAATTCAGGATACTGGCTAGAACTTGAAACCACTGATGCAGCCGTAGTGGAAAGTGCTGGTTCAGGATCCTTGTTTAATGCTACTAATCCAGGTTCTTCTGTATTTACTGTAGGCCCAAGAAATACAACTAACACAAGCGGAGATAATTACATTGCTTACTGCTGGGCACCTGTCGAAGGTTTCAGCAGCTTCGGCAGTTATCAGGGGAATGGATCGAGCGATGGTCCGTTTGTGTATACCGGACATAGGGTGAAATGGTTGCTGTTGAAACGCACTGACAGCACTGGTGATTGGTTCGTCTTAGACAGTGAACGTAATTTATTCAACCCCACAGACAGTTATTTGAGGCCGAACTTGGCAAACAGCGAGTTAGATAACACTGAATTCGTAGATTTATTGTCGAATGGATTCAAAATTAAGGCCACAGGAAATGCCTACAACGGTTCTGGTACTACGGTAATTTATGCCGCCTACGCTGAGCATCCTTTCGCCAGCAACGCCCGTGCGCGTTAAACTTCAATTATTGCCCTGACGGTCATGCCCTACAAGCTCGGAGACAAGACACTGCAGCTAGACGTGCCTTGGGAGCACAATGGCATCCAATATCCTGCCAACTGGTTACGTTTGAGCACTGCACAAGACCGTGCAACACTTGGCATCGTTTGGGAAGATGCAAACACGCAGACCTGGAATCAAAAGTTTTATTGGGGTTACGACGCAGACGGCAACCTGATTCCTAAGACCTACACCGATCTCAAAGCCCTGTGGATCGCTAACACTAAAGAAACTGCATATAAACTGCTGCAGCCGTCTGATTACCTGTGGCCCAAACTGCAAGAGGAAAACAGTAACTTTGCTGCTGCCAAGACTGCTTATGCAGCATCACCTTGGAGCACATGGCGTTCCACCATCAGAACTGAGTGTGCAGCGATGGTGACTGCGATTGAAGCCACTGCTGATGTTGGTGATACCGCACCACATGCAGACTTTGGCAGAGTGCAGGCACTGCAGCAGTACATCGAAGGCAGCAGCTATAACGTGTGGACAGCCAGCCCTGCTCAACCTGCACCGCCAGCACCTGAAGAATCTACTGATGATGAAGAAGAAATCAACTTAGGAGAAGACAGCCTTATTTTCTCTGCTGGTAGCGTTTAATGGACGAGCTTGAAGCCCAGCAGTAGCAATTTTGTCAGGCAAACCTGACTCGCTAAAATAAAAGCAGATCGCTGGAGAACCTGCCGTGGACTTGTTTTCCGGCATCGCAACCGTCCTCATTTCAGCAGGCGTTGGTGCCCTATGGCGACTCGATAAACGCCACGCAACCATTGAAGCCCGCGTTGAAATTGTCCTTGAGCAGATTGTCGCGCTGCGAACAGATCATAAAGAAAGACTAGACGATCATGAACTGCGTTTGAGAATTCTGGAAAAGAACCACTAGAATAATTTTGTGCAACCATTTTTCTCAATGGATCCCGCAACAATCGCAATGATCAGTGTGGCCCTGGCTGCTGCATCTGAAATCATCGCACTGTCACCACTACGCAGCAACAGCATCATCCAGATCGTGATGGAAGTGCTGCTGAAGGTGTTCCCAAAAAAGTAATTGGTGTCCCAGACGACACTAAATGGCTGGTACGTTTTGGTGATAAGCACTGGACGGACCACCTAAACCAAGCTGCCCGCGATTTTAAGTTCAATGCGACTCTTAAACCGCGTTTGGACGTTGAAATCGAGGATTGGCACGATAGCCGGCCAAGCACCGCT